CTACAAACGTACACGCATCAGGTATTACAAAACACCCATTGATGCAGGAGTTGCGCAATGCGTTTTCACACATTGACGCAGTAGAGCAAGCATTTGTTACTAATAACCACGAGTTCTTCTTGGGGTCTAGTACGGATGACTTAATCGACGGTTCTATTTCTTTCGAAGAATACTTCTGTCGAAACATTCTTAAAAAGGTCGTTAACATCGATATACCCGGTGTTGACCCAAAGGCGGCTGCTCTTGACTCGTTCTTATCGTTGTTGAATAGACAAGATGAGGATGTGCACAGGGTTGCTTACATTCTTGAGAATGTGGACGCTACTACTTCTGTAGGTCGCGTTCTTCTCCGTGCCAGAAAAGAGCTTCATAAACTTCTTGAAGATTTTGCTGGTTATGATGTGCGTCCCCGCTACACTGGCGGTTCAACTACTGATCTTACAAAGTTGAAGGGTGCGAACCCTTTTAACCGAGCTAAGTCATCAGCTGGTTGGGATCACATTGATAATGCACTTAAAATGTATTATCAGAAATACGCTATGTCAGATGGTATTCCACTTTCTGACATGATGCCAGGTCATAGTGACCCTGGTATTCCGTTCACATTCGTGGACTTCGTTGATAAGATCTGGAAAACAAACCGTGTCATCGGACGCCAACTAGTTGTACCATTGGCATTACAAGTTGGAGTTGGTGACTGGTTAGCTACCAGAGCAACGCGTGTTGGTCTGCATATTGCGACCGCACAAGAGATTCATAAAGACATCGCGAGACTCTCGTCTTTGTTCGATGACCATCTTATGACTCTCGATCAATCCAATGCTTCAGATAATATCTTACGGGTCTTGATTAAATTCTTGACACCGGAGAGATTCTTTGATTACATTGATTGCATCACCCCACGTGCTATCTCATTTCAACAAGATGGCAGTGATCTTCGCAATATCCATATGATGGCTACTGCGGGGAATGGATACATCTTTCCATTACAAACCATTGTGTTCTGGGCATTAGCGAAGGCTACTTG